CCTACACCAGTACCATTCATTAAAATGTATAAAGCTTCACTAAAAGCTCGTTTGTTATTGATAGCTAAGTAAGAGCAATTGTAAGCAGAGATGTTATCTCGTTCACAAGCTTCACCTGCAGTCATTAGAAGACGCATACTAGGCATAACTTCTAGATTAAGAATAGCATTATGTAACTCAATTAACTTATCCTTATATACAGGATCTGTAGTTAACTCAGGTACTTTAGACTGTACATAAACCATAAGCCTTGCAACTGTCTCTTCCCAAGACTCACGACGTTGCTCTGTTTCTAAGTAGCGAGCATATCTACTTTTATGGATAAAGCGTCCATAATCACTAAGTTTATCAGCCATCTATTTCTTTCTCTAGTTTATCGAATTTATCTTCGATTAGATCTTCAAACCTTTCAACAAGGTCATAAGAGGTAATCCCCAGTATATCTAAAAGAGTGATTTCATCAATCTGTTCTGCTAACTTTTCTTTTAGTTCTTCTAACGTCAATGGCATATTATGTTTTTAATTCTTTAAGTAGTTCAACATAATGGATAACTTTGTTAAGGTCTTCCACTCCACCTTTGTCTTGCCATCTACAAATGTACTTAATAATATTCCCCTCAATAAATGGTATATTGTTTTTAGTTATAAATTCAATAGGTTGTATTACAAACTTCTTGTAATGTCCACCAGCTACTTGTTTATTTAATGCACTCATAGTATTATTATATCATCTTTTTTATACATTTACAAGCTTTGTTGAACCTTTAGGCTTAAGATTCTTATTATCCCTAAACCAATTACCACAGACTCTACATTGATAACGTTGATACTTACCAGCAGCTGTCATATTAAAGCCACGTCTTTGGAAGTTAGTAGACGCACATGTAGGACAACATAAGTCAGATCCTTCAACTAGGTTACGGTTAAGATGATTCTTAATCCAAGGCTTAAACTTCTCATAAACCTTTTCTAGAAGAATAACATCGTTTTTGTTATACTCTTCCATAATCTTCCATGCTTTAGGAATACCTGCCATACATTGTACCCATAATTCATGACCACTATGTTCAGTCTTTTTACCTAAACCTAATGATTGTGCTACATAGTCTAACTTGTTTGATACAAATCTAAATCTACCTTTAGCTACAGTTAGTAAGTCAATCTCTTTAAATGGTGCAGGAGGAAACATACCATGTAGTAAGAACTCTTTGTTGAGTGACGGAATGTCAAACCGTTTACCATTGTAATGGATTACAGCATCAGCTTCATCTAAAAGCTTATGAATACCTTGTAGCATCTTCTTATCACCAGATTTCTTAACAGAGTCAAACATCATCTTTTTGTCACCTAACCATTTAGCTGCATAGCACATAACATAAGATGACTCTTGTAACTGATTGATACCAATGTTCTGGTCCCAGATACCCCATACGTGTGCTACGTTTGGTGCCATTTCAATATCTAATAAAAGTATCTTACTCATTTTCTATCCTCACTTTGTTCAACATGAATAATTCTAAGATCATCAGCACTAATACCGGGTAAACCATTAATAAATAATTCCATAGCGTGATCACGTGCTACGTTTTCATTAGGGCATTTAACACGAATTTCTTTTTCGTATCGAATTTTTACCCAGTAGAATGATGATAGTAGTTTACCCATTATATGTTTCCCAGTAATAAAACAATGCCTAGCATTACAATTAAAATCATTTGTATTTAGCCCTTTCTTCAAGCATATAATCAGCAATGTTATAAGCTAAAAAAGCAAGATGAGAATTAGTTGCTTTATCTAAATCTAATCTTTTAATTAAACCATTCATAGCTTCTAATGCAAAGTAGTCCCTAAGGTTCATGCCTGTCCATATTTGCCCTTTAGCATCTTTACTAGGGAATGCTGGTGAATTACCTTTACTCAATTGACTTGTCCTCCATCCTCTTTAAAGAGACTTAGTTCTTGTTCAGCAGCATTAGTAGCTACATCAATAATACCTCTACGTACTAACTCCTTGATAGAAAAGTCCATAAGAAAAGATGCTTCATTAGCATCAACATGGAAATCAAAATCTAAAGACCCATCTTTATTTTGTATACAGTTTGTTATAATCATCTAACCAATCCTTTCTAAAGTCTAGCCATAAGAAGCCATTGTCAGTAGCCCATTTAGCATAAGTTGTTTTACTACGTTTATTAAGTTTGTTATCAGGATTCATAAACAAAAAGATAACTGTTATATCTGGATTGGAATCTCTAAACCAAATCATCTTCTGTCTTGTATCTAAATCTAGTTTACCTTTTGCTTCTAAATATAACTTACGTTTACCAGTCTTGAAGTCAGGAATGTATGTCCGTTCTTTCTCAGGCTGTGTATACTTATACTTATCAGGTTCGTATTTAACTGACGGATACTTCTTCTTCAGTTGATCCCAAACCTTCTCTTCCAGCTTGCTCTTGAACGAGGGCATTAAATATATCTCTCCAATCTTCATTAGGTTTACGTCTAATCCAAAGTACTTTACCATTCATGATAAACTCTTCATCATTACTATAAGCATCACGTACTACAGTAAACATTTCAAGTTCAGTATAGCAATCATCTAAAAGCTTATCAGCTTTCTTAGTTCCTATACCTTCAATACCTTTAATGTTATCAGCACGATCACCCATGAGACACTGTTTGTAGAAATGTTTAACAGCGTCATACTCTGTTTGAAACACCCATTCATCTTTAACAAAGTTATAATGACGACCAGGAATCATCAATAGGTCTTTATCAATAGAACAAATAACTGTATCATCAGTCTGAGCAATGCCCATAGCATCGTCAGCTTCTTGACCATTAATTACTTCTGCATTAAATGTAGCTATAAGATACTGTCTACACTTCTCTAACCAAAAAGGTTTTTCTTTAGGTCTGTGAGCTTTGTATTCAGGATATATTGTATACCTAAAGTTATCTTTACCAGTTAGATAAAGATGATACTCAGTAGCATTTGTATTAACTAAGATCTGATCAATTAGATCTTCTGCCCTAGCATATGCAAAGTCCTCAGCATCATCTTCATCAAGCGTACAGGCAATCCTATACGCTACGATATCAGCATCAATAAGTGCTTTCATTATACTGGAATGTCATCCTCTAAATCATCAAAGTTAACTTCTTTTGTTGGATTAGGATCTTGAGCTAATACATAAGCTTCAAACTTCTTAGCAATGTTAATAACATTGTCTACTGTTGTAGGCTCTGTAGAAGTTGCAGCTACTAATTCAACCGCAGAGGAAATACTGCTCTGACGAATGATATAGATTTGTCTGGCAGCACGTTCTTCTTTAGTCTCATAGTTACTACCAGTTACTCGACCACCGCCTGTAGCAGGCTTAGATTGTGTTGTAGTTGTCTCAGCCACTTCGTTGTCTCCTCCAATACCAGTCCATTGCCAATAACCAGCAGCATCTTTAGTTGTAGTTACATTTAATACAGCACCTTTAGTTAAACTTTTGATGTGATTAAACACACTTGGATTACTAAAAGACATTAGTTTTTTGTTAGCTACTTGTCCGTTCTCAGCCTTATACGTTACTTCAATTGATTGGTATGATCTACCATTTTTAGCAGCGTGTGTATTAGGTTGACCTACATCTATAATATTAATTAACATTCACTATCTCCATGTTACCCCAATTAGGTCCAACTTGACATTCGACCCGCATAGGAAGGTTAAAGTTTGTTCCAAACAGTTTCTTAAAGTTAGCCGGAACATCGGTAAAACATTTATCAACTAAACTAACTATACTATTATTATCGCATACTTTATTATCATAGTCAAGTATAATCGAATCATGAACAGTGTTAACTAGTTTAATACCCTTGATATCTTTTATCCTATTAGATAAAGATACTCTTGCTATTGCCATTAAGTCAGCCCCAAGACCTTGAACAGGGTAGTTCAATATTTTAGTACGAGGCCACTTAACTCTTCCATACTTTACTTCAGGTTCATACTTGTATATCCTTCCTGTAGGCATAGTTAGTTGGCGATCCCGCATTGCCGTGTCGACAACTTGCTTATGCCATTTAGCGAGTCCATTATACTTTTTATAGAACTCATCTATAACATTCTGCCAGAAAGATTCAGATGTAGATACACTAGTAAAATTAACGTCATGAGCATAACTGTAAGCACTACCTCCGTAGATGAGTCTGAAAACAAATGTCTTAGCAATGAGCCTAGAAGGAAGCCCAAACCTAAGTTGATTATCGCTATGCTGATCAGTTCCATCCCATATCTCCTTTATAGCAGTTTCATCTTGAGAAAGGTATGTAGCACAGACCCACTCTAAAGCTTTAGCGTCAGCTTGCAGTAGCATACCTACTCCCAAATAATTGTTTAATCTCTCTATCAAAGTTCTGTAAGTTAGGCTTGGTTGATGATAACCTTCCTGTTTTAGCAACACATTGATTGAGAATACCATGTAGCTTACCGTGAGGCCAGTTCATCTTAGTTCGTAGTTCAACTAGACCTTGATAGTAAGCTGTTAACCTTTTAACTAATACTGCTCGTGTTAAGATAAGTTCAATAAGTTCTTTACCATATTTAGTTCTAGGTTTAAGAGACTTAAGAGTTTGGTCGTCAATAGAATAGTAACCTTCTTTCTCAAGTTCAGATCCTTTAAGTGGTGTGATAAGTCTATCAAACTTTATCTCATGTTCAAACCATTTTTCTTTTTCTTGGCCCGCTCTTGCGCCCGTCTTGAACACTCCGACGACTTGCTTACGACGCACAGTAACCACTCCGCCATAGAGAAGAGTAGATACATGCTCTGTACTAGAGGGATTAAACTCAGGCAGATTATGGTATTCAAACAAGAGATCATCAAGTTTCTTAACTTGTTCTTCCATTTCTTTACCGAGTCTATTACATTCCTCTTCGTCAAATATAATGCCATTGTATTCCATCTCCTCTAAGACTAGTAGATCTTGATTGTGTAAACTAATAAGTCGTTGTGTTGTTTTTGCTAATCCCGCAAATTCTTCCATCTGTTTATTATATAATTGTTGCGTCAAACGCAAATCTTGTATTAGATATTCCTCAAGAACATCTCTAGGGATTGCCGGGGTATCGACACCGTTGCTCCAATACTCACTAGCAATAACATCAAGCTTACTACCCAAACCATAATAGTCAGAAACACCATCGAGACTTGGATAGGGATTTTGTTGGCCCGTAAGTATAAAATGAACCAACTGACAATCCCAAACACGCTTACCCACAATATTGATTCCATATTTTCTTATCCAATGCAAGTCAAACTTAAGGTTAAAGCCAACAATAATATCGTGACTGTCAATGATTCTTTGTATAGAGTCAAGTCTGTCGCGGTTAGGACTTCCGCTATAATCAATATCATATAAAAGATGCCCGTCAGTATTATAGAGTCCAACATAACAAAGTTTATTCCTTTCATCAAATGGATTACCCTTACTGCTTATTGTTGTTTCAACATCTAAGATTAAGCTGCGCATTCTCCACCTGTATCCCCGTATAATTTAAGTAGTCCTTCTTCTATTGTATCATTAGGATCACCTAAAGTCAAGAGGTCCTCTGCATCATTGTCAGAGATGTGTGGGTTAATTGCTAATACATCTAATACACTTGCTTCTGCTATCTTCATACGTTCTCCTTAAAATAAACATTCATCTAACTTACTTAAATCAATCTTAGGTTCTTTGTACTTAACAGTTCCTGTAGCAGGATAGTCAAACCATCTTATGATTGTACCATCCCAATCTAACAAGATCCATTTAGTCCATTTAGATATCTTCATACCTTGCAACCTCAGGTTTAATTAACACTTGTGTAGACCCATGACGTAAGTCAGGACTAGTATCTGTATCACCTATAAGTTTATTCTTACTGATGTTAAAGTATCTAGTACGACTTGTATTGTCTTGTTCTTTTCCGATGCCAAGGATCCAATCGGCCTCACCTTGCTTGGCCGTTTTGGAGCCATCAACCATATCCATAGTTAGAAATAGTTTGCCTTCCGCTTCGCCACTGGCCTGAGATACCGCAATGACTGGGGCGTAGGTTTTAGCAATCTCACGAGCCCATTGATAAATCGCTTTAAGTTCAAGATCATTTCTTTCTCCTTTGAATCCACGTATTTTATCTATCTGATCGAAGATAATTAACGCAGGGTTATAATGTTTAAGTACTGATTCTATTCTAGACTTGCTACTTGAATCTTCGAAGTCAAGGATGACGATCCTATTACCTGTAATTCTTTCGTAACGTTCTTGTTTTGTTTGAGGATCGTTAAAGAGTTCTCCTGTATTAAGTCCGAGTGCAGCTTGGAACACCCGTATTCCGACTTTATTACCTTGCTCTTCATTGTTAAACCACAACACATGGCCGTCAGTTTGGCTGACCATATGAGTAATTTCAGACGCCAAGAACGTAGTCTTCCCCGTTTCGGGACGAGCAAAGATAAACCCGAAGTCACCTTTTCTAAGAGAGCCAAGACTTTTATTAAGCCAGTTAAGACGCCAGCGTAGACCTGGTGTTTGAATTTGTGTTTCATATAGCTCCTTTAAGTTCATATTGATTGGAGTAATCTCATCAGATTCAACCTCTTGATGTTCAAAGTCATTGAACAACTCTAGTAAATCTTCAGTAGATTTCTTACCTGACTCGACATCTAATGCCATTAAAGCGACCTTGCCTGCAAGAGAGCGTCGTCTATGCTCCTCTAGTAGACCAATGAGTCCTTCTTTGTTAGTGATGTCTAAACTAAATACTTCTTCAAGAAGAGTAGTTAGTTCTTTTCTTTCATTATCTTTTAATAGATAATTACTATTATAGAATATATCTAATTCATTAATAGTTATATTATTATTATTATATTTATTATAATATAAATCTATTATATTAAATAGTTTATATATATTATTATAATTAATCTTAATATAATTAATGTTAACATATTTATAATACTTTGTAAAGAGTTCTTTGTCTTCACAGAACAACTTTATTATCTGCTTCTCAACCATTCATTGATTTCTCCTGTAGTATATTCTTTAGGATCTTTATCTGTAACTATGACATCAGCATCTACTCCTTTCTGTCTTAAGTTTCTAACCATTTTAACAGCCTCAATTGCTTTATCCCTATCTAACCATACCCTAACAGTTTTAAATCGTTCTAGGATGGTTTCTGTAAGTTCTAGGGGCATACTTGAACCTAGTAATGGGGTTGCAGTTACATTGTTAGCTTTGCTAACCTTAATTGCTGAGATTACGTCTTCGACACACACTAGTATATCACCATTGCCATACCAAAGCAAGGGCTTTTTGCCCTTGGATTTATATTTGACACCATTGAATGAACGACCTTGATAATAGTCGGGGGTATTAATTAAAACTAATACTTGATTATTATTACACCACCCAATTTTATATGCTTCCACATCTGATTTAGTAATGCCATATTGCAGCAGCCATTGAACTGCCTGCTGCGGTATGGTATTCGTTATGTTAAGATTTAACTCACCAGATGGCATCGCAGGGGTGCTCTGCAATCTGCTTCGTACAGATTCTAAATCATTCTTAGCTTTCCAATGACTACATCCAAAGCAATAATAATGATCTACATACTCAGCAAGATTATCTTTACTACCACAGTTAGTGCATGGCATATGTTTTATAAATGACATAGTAATCCTCCACAGACTGCCGACTCTGCCCACGGCAACGCGGACAGTCGTGTGTCGTTATAATCCAGGGAATGCATCAGTTAATCTTTTAGCATCAAGATCATCTTCATCAGTTTCAATTTGAAGATTGTGAGCATCATCTATGATAAGCTTTTTCTTTCTAAAGATACGATCAAAGTTTTCTTCACCTTCTTTAGATAAGACACCTTTAGTTTGTATCTTATCGTTAGTTATATCATTCCGAGATACCATCGAATAGGTCTCCTTGTAAGTCATCAAGTTCGACATCATCATCAAATGATTCCTCATCTAATAAGTCAGGTCTGGTTACTGCTTGCACATCTTGTTCTACATTATGAAAGCAGGCATTACATAAGTCTAAATACTCGCCAGTCGTTGCCGACTTGCGTGTAGATTCATAGTCATTTAAAGCTTTGTTACAGGCTAAGCATCTCATTGATAAATTCCTTTGAATTGAAAGTTTTGTTTACGATAGAGCTGTTTAATTTTGTTACAAATAGCTGCATACTGATGGTTTCTTGATGTTAATAATTGTTTTAAAGATTCGTAAGTATAAATTTGATAATCATCTATATCAGCATATACTAAATTACCTGAATCATTTAAAACACCAATAGTTTTATCATCTTTTATTTCTTTTATTTCATACACAGTAAGATCATCAATATATCTTTCAACATCATTAACCCAATCAAAGTCTTCTTCAAGACCATGAAAACTAACTTTATCACCTACTTTAAACATAATTACAGACTCCTATAATAATTGTATATTGCTTTTGAATACTTGTCAAGTGTTGTATTGATTAATCCTGGTGCAGTGTTGATTTCAAACACGAAAAACCGATTATCACGAACCCTATGACCAATGTCAACAGCACCAAAATCGAGCCCAAGCAATTGAACTGCCCGAACGCACGATGATAGTAGTAGCTCACTAGGTGTATCAGTTGGTGTGCAATAAACCCAGTCGTTACCATGATTGCGAATACCGCTATTACGGATGGTTGACCCAAGTCGTTTCTTTTTCTGTTGGACATACAAGACTTCTCCTTTAAATACATGAACACGATACTCATGCTTGTGGTTAGCTTTGACAGTATACAATGGTGCAGTAGGTAAATCATTTACATCATTGCATATAACGATACCTTTGCCACTGTGACTGCCCAATTTAGTTCGACAATACAAAGTGTTACCTTGTTCAATTAGATACTTAGCATCATCTTGTTTAGTTACATATTGTGGTATTTGTTCAAACCCTTGCAACGCAAGTGTATCAAAGGTCTTAAGCTTATTACATGCTATTGCTATAGCTTCATGTTTGTTTAGATCATGAGGCATAGACTTGAACTGAGGTGGTTGCGAAGCACCCCAGTTAATAATTACATCACGACGCTTAGCATCGTAAGTCTTTCTTACCCGTAGTATACTAAGTCGTCGCGCCAATTTCTTGGCGGACAGACTATAAGGATTATAAGAAAATAGTTTAAGAGTCATATTAGTATCCTTTTAATAATGAAGGTGATGAGAAGCTATGATATGCAGGAGCACCTACAAGATCTTCTTCAAAGTCATCTACAAAGTTAAGAGAATGATAAGGAATATTATAAATAAACTCTGGATCACCTTTTTCATTCTCATACATTAAGTCAGCGGTAAAATCTTTATTGATTGCAACAATCTCAAACAGTTCACCAGTCTCATATACTTTGTTAGTTGCAACATCTTTATATTCTTCAAGTAACTCAACCATGTCACCAACCATAACACCATACTTGCGTTTGACTACAGCAGGTACAGATGCTTTGTATGTAGACACAGGCTTATGCCAGCTACCATAACTATAAGTATCTTTCCAATTAGTTACAGGTGCAACATAAGGTTTGTAACTTGTATTAGAATACCAAACTCCATCATCCCACACACCCTTAGACTCATTCATAATCTTATGATTGCCATGTCTATCAAGGAACACAAGCTTACTGTAACCGATACGACCTTCAATTAAATTTATGATTGGATCTTGGAACAGAGCCAAGTTACCCCATTTGTGTACAAGCGGTTGAAGAATGTTGTTATTAAATCCAATGGTATCGCTATGATTAGCGTCACCGAAGCCAGTAATAATACCGTTGTGGACAAAGCCAATTGAACTATTAACTGCAAAGGGATGACAATTTGTTGTATCAATTTTACCATGAGTCTTAATCCTAAAGTGAATGACAGTTTGTTTTTGTTCATGTAACTTATAAGCTTCATAGAATGAATCAAAGCTAAAGAAACCTTTCTCGATATGTAACTTTTTATTCTGTGCATACATAAAGCCTGCACCGTCTGGATTACCATCGTAACATTCAAGCAAAGTATCTTTACTAATTACTTTACCTTCTGGTTTATAGATTGCTATACACATTATACATACTCCTTCAAATGATTGCTAAGTTCTGGGAACATACGTCTTCTACTAGATAACCAACCCATGAATGATTCGTAATGAGTTTGTTTCTTTAATGCTAAACTACTTTGAGCTGGACTACAATAGTCAACTAACGCTTGAACAAATTGTATTCGAGATGCAAACTCTTTATAGTTCATTGGTGTTGCAAACAACCTGACTTCGATTGTCTTTTCATTGTTTAGATTTAATGCATTGTAACGATTACCACCGTTACGATTACGTAATGGGAATGTAACAGTGCGATCATCTTCCATACGAGCATAGGAATTATCTATGCGACCAGCTATATGAGCAATAAATTGTTTGTTATCTAAACGATTAAGGAACTCAGTCATTTTACCAATAGTCAATTGACTCAATGGCTTACGACTTACATGTACATGCATACCAACATTCTTTTCTGTCTTTAAGTCAAGTGGAATGTTATCATAAAACTTCTTAAACACTTCAAGATGGATGTCAAGTGTTGCAGGACATGTAACAATCTCAAAGCCATTTCTAATTGAACCATCAGACTTCATAAGAGCATGACCATGCATTAATTTACCAACACCTATCTGTGCACGATTACGATTGTTTGTTTCGTATTCAAGTTCACAACCAAGATAAACTGTATTAGGTCTAACGCGTGTAGCTTTGAACTTAAGCATACTTTCGACACGAGTAGAATAGTTATGTATCTTAAAGCTTGCATCAAGACAGTTATGACACACGCCATCAATACATAGTTCGTCTACAACTTCAGTACCACATTGTCTACATTCTACAATGTTTACTTCAGAACGATTGTATACATGACCATTGTGATAGAACTGATCAGCTCTAAGCCATATGTCATTACGTTCATTGAATGTATAACCATAAGACATTGGATTAGTAGATCTATTAATTTGTACCCATTCAATATTACCTAGTCTTACTCGTCGTTGAGAGCCATCAACATACCATTGATTAGTTAATGAATCAATGTAATAAGACCAACCTGGTATGTTATAACTGTTAAATACTTGATCAACTGTTTCAGTTGAAGTACTATTTAAAGCTATAGTAACAGCTTGTTGTAACATGTGTTGAGTATTCCAAGTAACACGTAATGCTTGTGAGCGTAAGCGTCTAGCTAATGCACCCCAAAAGCCTTTCTTTAATGTACCATTTTTATTATAATAATTAGGTTCATTAGCTTTGTAATACAATGCATCAATTAAAGTGTTAGCATTTGTTCTGTAACTTGGACTTGTAATTAGTCTTGTTTCAAATGCATTCTCACGATACATGTTATAAACACTTAAGCGTCTGCTACCATTGTTTTCATCGTTAGTATAAAATTGCAAGATGCGAACATCTTTATACCAAAGAGTAGACAATGTGAATGTCTTACGAACGACAGCTCTTTGTTCGTAATCATATTCTTCTTGTTCTTTAGTCCAATATGTTTGACGAATATCTGGATGAGACCAGCCGAACATATTAAACCTTTTATTAAACTCACTAAAACTATAAGGCTTCATATGATTTCTCCTAAATGATTACACAACCCTAGATTGCAGGCATAGCCAATGCTGCAATCGTAGGGCTAATTACATAAAGTAATGAGGATTGAATAAAGCTGTAGTTAAGAATGCAATAGTTAAACCCAATATAATAACTACTCCATATTCAATTAGTTTTTGAATTAAACAAACTTTAGGTTTGTATTTGTTACAACAATCAAAATCATTTCCGCATTCACCCATTTAATTTCTCCTTAATAAGATTACGATTAGTTTCACTTAATTTACTTAATACAAACGCACAACCATATCGTTCAATGCAATCTTCAAACTCTGCAATTGTCCAATAAAAATGTGCTTCTTCTTGGTCATAATGACCATCACCATCACTAATATCATAATGATTATCAAAATCATCAGCCATATTAATCTCCTTGACTAGCTAGTTTATAAGATAACTTATTGATTTTACGAATCAAATAAGAACGAGTTGTTTTAGGTCCATTTTCAGGAAACCTACGATACACTTTCCAGAAAGCTAATGCATATAATTCATGCAATGTTTCTGTATTATACAAATGTAAATCATGCATAAGAACTCCTTAATAAAAACACATTGAACCAATTTTAGTTTTACATTTATGTTTGTAAATGCTATCGTCATAAAAGTATAACACATCATTACCAATTTGAACAGGAACTTTATGAAAGTAAACATCTAATGCAATAAGTTTAGTTTTAAGAAAGTCTTGTTTAGTTGGATACTTATGACGACCTTCTGCAACATCATACACACCTTGGAACTGACCATGTTGATAGACTACATCACATATGTCTTTACCAAAATGACCATCACGAAATCTATTTATGATTACTTGTGCAATAGCACGTTTTGCATCAATAGATTCTGTATGAGCTTCAGCATAAATAGCTAAAGCCATACAATTTAATGAAGCATTTGCATGCTCAATATCAATTACCATAAGTGACTCCTAAAAGAATGCCGAATGCCCTATTTTACGAGAATCCTGGGGTTTTGACACATAAAAAAAGCCCACGATTACTCGTAGGCTTGCATTGCTAGATTTTCTTTGATTGCATCATATTCAAAGATATTAATTTCAGATGCTTTGGCTTCACGCTTGATACGCCAACCAGAATAGAATAGATAATCAGATAGTTCATCAAAATACATAGTCCCTTTTGAATCTTTGTGTTCAAGTAAATACCACATAATATACTCCTTAAAAAGAGCAGGTGAGCCGAAACCCACCTGCGATGATATTAGTTAGTAAGCTGCTTCTTTTGGATAGTCAGCAGATGTTGTTTGTTGTGGATATGTTATTTCAGGACGACCACGATTAGTTTCATTTTGAGCTTTGACTTGTTTAGCCATTGCTTTGTCATGTGCTAATGCAATTCCACCTTTAATCAATTCATCTACAGTTAAAGTTGAAGCTGGATTAGTTTTGTTATGTTGAAGATAATAAGCATTAGCATTGCGTAGAATAGCAACTGCATTAGCTGCATCCCAGCCTTTCTGAATCAATGGGCTACGGAATCTAGCCATTGTGTTGATTGCATCATTGATTAATGTTTCTGCTAAAGCTAGTCTAACGCTTGCACTAGGATTTGATTCTTTAATGAATGAATTAAAAGCTGTGAAGTCAAAAGAGTTACGATATTGTGTTGTAGCCATGAGAACTGCTCCTTAAAATTAAAGTTTAAATTGATTACAAGAAGGAAAATCGCCTTCGTATCGACAGGCGATTATCCGCTAGATAATATTATTCAAATACATCTGTTAAATCTGAATCTAAATTAATGTCATCTAATAATCTATCAAATAATAACTCTTGATAGTCATTTGATTCCATGTCATCATATTCAAGTTCGTTGAAAAGATATAGTTGTTTTGGGTCTTTCATAACTTGCTCCTTGATTTAAGAATACACCGAATGTGGTGTGCGAGTAATTACTCATGACGAATAGGTTCGGTCAAGAAGAATGTTTAATTATTTGATTGATAGCGCAGTTTGGGTTTGCTATCAAATAATTGTGATTACATTGTTCTTGACGGGTTCTATTCGTAATCGAGACAAAGTCTCGTGCAGCACTTTGGTGTGTTGGCCACCCGGCCTGAGGGAGACAGGGAATTACATTGAGTATGTAATTCACGGACTAATGACGAGTAGTGATTGTTAGTAATCAAGACGGACAGATGCAATGGCCGGCTTGTTACTTACAAACACCGAGGATGATAGGGATTGTACCCAACCGAAGAGATTATAGCGATGGTTGATGTGTAGGTATTAGCTACGATAGATAGTGCGTTAAACAGCCCTTAAAATTAGAAATAGAGGTATATATTGCAGGTGTTTAGTGAGTAATTATTGTGAGGTAAGTTATTGATGGATATAGTTGGTGATATACACACACTTATTCTACCAGTGGGGGGATAGTTGGTGTAGTAATTCTTATTCATCTCTACCCCTACCGGGGGGAAAAGAAATACAACCAATAATCACTGTAAGGCACCAGCCTATATTTATATAACTTTCTGTTATTAGGTCTAGTAGGACAGTTACGGACACCACTTACGTGGGCTCTTATTGATTATGGTCCTCGTCTTAACTAAGGTCGGATTCTTAGACGTCGGACTTACGTCCTTCCGTCTTACTACCTACCTTTTACGTTATTATTATATTAATATTATAATATTATTATTATATTATTATATTATATTATAAATATATAAATATAATTATAATTAATATAATTAATAATTAATAGATTTTAACACATAAATAGAATCTTGTCAAGAGAAATATATTACATGTCTTAGATTTCTTTCATGAAAAGACGCAAGACTGTTTTCATTCATTGGAGTATAATATTAGGGTAGAGTGAAAACTTTACATTAACTTTTAAAGGAGATTAACATGTGGACTAAACCAGCAGCTACTGAAATGCGTTTTGGCTTTGAAGTAACAATGTACGTTATGAATAAGTAGTTTTCCTCAAATACTGCTTGACATTTCTTTAAGCTTATGTTATAATTATAGCATGAGTGAAGATTTAGAACAGAAAACTGAAGAAGTGTCAAGTGGGTATTTTCTAGATGGTCAAGAAATATCTACTACTCCTCGACGTGGGAGACCACTGAAAGCAGATCATCACAATCCTAGCTGGTTCCCCCAGCAAACTAAAATAGATGCTTGTACAATGTACTGTGTCTATGGTGATGTAGATGAAGTTTCTAGATTAACAAAAGTACCAGTCAAATACATTCGTCAGTGGAAAGAAGAGCCCTGGTGGAGTGAAATTCAAAAGAAGGTGTTTGTAGAACAGAACGAAAAGCTAGGTTCGAGAATCAGCACAGTTCTAGATAAGAGTCTTGGAGAGATTGAAGAAAGACTTACAAACGGAGATTACCTTTGGGATGTTAGAAAGTCTAAGCTTGTTCGAAAGCCTATAGACACTAAAGTCCTTTCTAATTTATTTAATAACCTCGTCAACAGACGACAACTTATACGCGGTGAGCCTACTAGCATTACTAACAAAGTAGGTGTCGATGATAGGCTTAAGTTTCTTGCAGAACAGTTTGAGAAGTTTGCAAGTGCTAAGGAAGTAGAACAATTAACAACACAGGAGATAGAAGATGGCAACATCAACAGCGAACAAACCTAAAACAATGGCAGGTAAAGCAACTGCATCAGCTAAAACTAAAAAAGATAACTACATGAAAACTGTAGGTCGTTCTGAAAACGACATGGGTCCTGCAGCTAAGAAAGCTAAAGCACCTAAAGCTAAAATGAAATCTAAGGCTAAGTGCTAATCAATGGCTACTAAACCAGGTCTATACGCTAACATTCATAAGAAGCGTGAAAGAATTAAAGCAGGCTCTGGTGAGAAGATGCGTAAGGTGGGCTCTAAAGGAGCCCCTACCGCAAAGTCATTTAAAGAATCTGCAAAGACTGCTAAAAGGAAATAACTATGGCTGAACGTAAAAAAGGACCTAATTTATCCGTAGGACGTGGTGAGAAACAATCTGTTAAAGCAGGTGGTGGTCTTACTGCTAAAGGTAGAGCTAAGTATAATAAAGCTACTGGTTCTAATTTAAAAGCTCCTACTAAAGATTCATCTAATCCTAGACACAAATCTTTTTGTGCTCGTAGTAAGAGCTGGACAGGTGAGCGTGGTAAAGCAGCCCGATCAAGATGGGGTTGTAAATAATGCCTAGTTCTCCTAACTACAAAAGAGATTATAAAGCTGAGTATAAAGAACATCATTCTTCACCAGCTGCTAAGAAAGATCGTGCAGCTCGTAACAAAGCAGCCCGTGCTAAAGGCACACCAGGTAAAGATGTAGATCATAAAACACCTTTACGTTCTGGAGGTTCTAAATCTCTTAGCAATACTCGTGTTAGAAGTAGAAGTGCTAATAGATCAGATAATGGTCATAAGCCTGGTGAGAAACAAAAGCGTAAATGAAGTTAACTCCAGACATGATCCACGGCTTTGCTGGGGCATGTTTAGCAAAGAGATATGACGGTTCAACCCCTACTCCGCAATGCCACTTGGAGTGGTGGGATCTCTGTTGCAGCGATAATCAACAAGTAGCAATTGCAGCCCCCCGTGGCCACGGTAAATCGACTGCAATCACTCATGCTTACTTGCTCGCTGCTCTTTTATTTAGAGATAGAAAGTTTGCTTTAATTGTTTCAGATACTGAGAACCAAGCTATTAACTTCCTCAGTGATATTAAAGATGAGTTGATTAACAATGAAGATCTCATTAACTTGTTTCAGGTTAAAGAACTAGTTAAAGATTCACAGACGGATATCATTGTAGAGTTTCAAGATGGTGAGCAGTTTAGAGTTTTAGTACGTGGTGCCGAACAAAGAGTTCGGGGTCTTAAATGGGATCAACGTCGACCAGATCTAATTATCTGTGACGACTTAGAAGGTGACGAACAAGTTGCTTCTAAAGATAGACGAGAGAAACTAAGAAGATGGTTCTATGCTGCGTTATTAAGATCTATGGCAAAGCATGGTGTAGTTAGAGTCGTAGGAACTATTTTACATTTAGACTCACTACTAAATCGTTTAATGCCACCAGAATATGATGGTGATTATATTAAACATGAACCTTTAAAGACATACTCAACACGTAAGAATGTAGAGTGGAGATCTATACGATATAGAGCTCACTCAGAAGATTACAGTCAGATACTTTGGGCAGATAGATATACTGCTTCTGATTTTAAGAAGCTTAAAGATGACTATACCAAACAAGGTATGCCTGATGTATATGCACAGGAGATGTTGAATTATCCAGTGGATGAATCTACATCGTATTTTAAACGTCCAGATTTTATTGAGATACCAAAGTTTACATTAGATGCAATCGCTACTAAAGAAAAGAAACTTACTTATTACGCTGCAGTCGACTTTGCTATTAGTACAAGAGACAGGAGCGACTTTACTGTCATTGCTATTTGCGGTATTGATTCAGATGGCATTATGAACATTGTAGACGTTCGCAGGGGTAGATGGGATGCTCTTGAGATTGTCGATGAAATGTTTGCAGTACAGAAAAGATATAACCCTTACTACTTTGTAACAGAGAAGGGTGCAATTGAAAAAGCAATTGGTGCTATTTTAAGACGAGAACAATTAGCTAGAGATACTTACATGAGTCTCTATCCTATGACTCCTACTAAAGATAAGCAATCAAGAGCAAGAAGCTTTCAAGCAAGATTTAAGGCAGGTGGCGTTAAGTTTGATAAGTCTGCTGCTTGGTATCCAGACCTAGAAGAGGAAATGGTTCGTTTCCCTAAAGCTAGACATGATGACCAAGTAGACGCGTTAAGCTGGTTAGGTCTAGTATTAGATCAAGTAATGTCAGCTAACTCTCCTGAAGAGGATGAAGAAGAAGAATATCAAATGGCTCGTAGCCACTCTAAACAAGATGGACGTTCACAAATAACAGGATATTAAATGGAACTAGACGTATCTTTTAGTACTGAGCAATTATTATCATCACCTAACATTGCAGAATTGTTAGACGATGATGCTCTTAATCATATTGGCTACAATGTAGCTTATGAGTTTGACATTGATAAGCAATCTCGTAGTCAATGGGAAAAGCGTGTAGAAGATGCTATGAAGTTAGCTCTTCAAGTTACAGAAACTAAATCATTCCCTTGGTCAGGTGCTTCTAATGTTAAGTTCCCATTAGTAACTATGGCAGCTTTACAATTCCATAGTAGAGCATACCCAGCTTTAATTCCATCTACTAAGATTGTTAAAATGGGAATTGACTCAGCACAAGAACAAGATCCTAATCTTGTTTTACAACGTAAACGTGTTGAAGATCACATGTCATACCAAGTTCTTGAAGAAGATGAGAACTGGGAACAAGAGATGGACAAGGTACTTATTACAGTGCCTATTGTTGGATGTGCATTTAAAAAGACATATTGGAACTTCAATGAAGACCACCCAGTATCTGAAAACATCTTAGCTAAAGATTTTGTTGTTTCATATTGGACAAAGAACTTAAAAGACTGTACAAGACAAACTCATGTATTGTACTTATCTAAGAATGACGTTATAGCTAGACAACGTAGGGGTTTATGGTTGGACATGAACTTGAACGATGCTCAAGTAATACCCCAAGACGATTTAACTAATACCCAAAACAAAGCACAAGGGGTTGATCAACCAACGTTTGATCCTGCAACTCCATATGAGTTTTTGGAACAACACCGTTGGGAAGACCTTGATGGTGATGGCTTTAAAGAACCATACATCATTACTATTCATAAAGAGACACGTAAAGTTGTTCGTATCGTAGCTAACTATTTTGAAGAGTCTATTAAACGTAACTCTAAAGGTGAGATTGTTAATATCAAACCTGAAAGCTATTTTACTAAGTATGCTTTTATTCCATCACCTGATGGTGGCTTTTATGACATAGGTTTTGGTATTTTATTAGGACCATTAAATGAATCTATTAATACTATTATTAATCAGCTTATTGATGCCGGTACTATGGCTACAACTGCAGGAGGCTTCCTTTCAAGGGGTATTAAGATTCGTGGCGGAAACTACAATTTTGCTCCTCTTGAGTGGAAGCATGTTGATAGCACTGGTGACGATCTCGCAAAAGGAATCGTACCTCTCCCTGTTAGAGAACCTAGCCAAGTATTGTACACGCTGCTTACTACATTAGTTCAATATGGTGAACGTATTGTAGGTTCTACAGATATTATGGTAGGTGATAATGTAGGTCAAAACACTCCTGCAGAAACATCACGTACAATGGCTGAGAATGGTATGAAAGTGTTTGCTGGTATCTTTAAACGTATCCACAAAGCACTTAAAGAAGAGTTCCGTAAGTTATATAGACTTAATCAATTATACTTACCAGAAGAATATAAATATGCTACTGGAGTAGTATTAGCTTCAGATTACGTAATGAGATCAGATATGGTTAGACCAGCTGCTGATCCACATGTAGTATCTGATAGCCAAAGAATTATGCAAGCACAAACCTTGTTACAGACAGCAACGTCTGTTCCTGGTTTTAACATGTATAACGTCCTTGTTAGATATCTTGATGCAATGAAGATCACTAACATTGATGAAGTTTTACCTGATCCTAAAGGACCTAACGCTGTTCAACCACAGCCTAATCCTAAGGTTCAAGTTGAACAAATTAAAGCTCAAGTTAAACAAGCTGATAGCCAAGGTAAACTTAAAGTGGCTATTGGTAAGTTACAACTTGAAGCTGAGTTAGCAAGAGCGAAGATAATGAAGCTACAAGCTGAATCAGTTAAAGCTCTAGAGGAAGCAGGTGGAGTAAAAGAAGGACATCGTATAGCAATGCTAGATGCACAAATTGGAGCAGCCAAAGCTCAACAAGAAGGTATACTTCGTTCTATTGAGATTATGAAAGATACAATAGGAGAAAGCGATGGCAATAGTAGTGACGGAGCAGGAGTTCCAGGAATGGATAGTCAACCCGGTGACCAAAGCGTTTTTCAAGGCTCTCCACAACGATAGAGAGTTTATGAAAGAAGAGCTTTGCCGAGGTAGCATACCCCGCGAAGAGCAAGACGAAGTTAGAGGTAGATGTAACGCAATTCTTCAGATTAATAATGTTAGTTATGAAGACTTAGTAGAAGGAGCAAGAGATGACAATAAATACTAGTGGGATTAACCCAGTAGGGCACAGATTGTTAGTATTGCCTGAGGAAGTAGAAGAAACATCTGAAGGTGGTATTATTATTTCAGTGGGTAATCAAAAGGACAGAGAGCAGTTAGCTCAGATCCGAGGTACAGTGGTAGCGATGGGTACAACTTGCTATGGGGATCAAAAAGACCCATGGTGTAAAGTTGGAGACTTCATTACCTTTGGTAAATACTCAGGACTTATCTATAAGGGTAATGAAACTAAAGATGGTAAAGAGTATCGAGTGATTAATGATTTAGACGTTGTGGCGACACACGAGAAAGATTAGAGATGGCAGAAGATCAAGAAATACAAGTGCAAGATGCTCCAGATCAACAACAGGTTAATGAGGGTGTTGAAAAAGAGGCAAGGCTTTTTGGATGGGTACCTAAAGAAGAGTTCAGAGGATCAGAAACCGATTGGGTAGATGCTGATACTTTTGTTAAACGTGGTAAGGAAATTAATCCTATTCTACGTAAAAACAATGAACTGTTAATGAAGAAGCTAGATGAAAAGGCTAAAGAGATTGATGATATTAAAGCATCAGTTGAAGAGTTCAAGAAGTTTCAAAAAGAAGCTTATGAACGTAAACAAGCTGAACTTCAATCAGAAATAGCTTCGTTAAAGGTCCAGAAAAAAGAAGCCATTGCGGAAGGTAACGGTGAACTAGTAGTACAACTAGATGATCGTTTAGACGAATTGAAAGATGCACAAAGAGAAGCTAAAGCGGAGAGTAAAGAACCACCTCCACAAGCAGTAGCTCCTCAAGTCCAAACGGATCCAGATATTCAAGATTGGCTAGGTAGAAATCCCTGGTTTGGTCAAGATATGGAAATGACAGATGTGTCAAACGGATTGGGTGCAACTGTAAGAAAACAATTTCCTCACCTTTCTGGTCGTGCATTCCTAGATAAGTTGGATGAACGTATTGCAGAATACTTCCCTACTAAAACAGCTTTGAAGAAAGCTAGAGGTAGTGCAGTAGATTCAACTGGGAATGTAAGAGCAGGTGGAAGTAATGGTAAGAAGTCTTATGACAATTTACCACCTGAAGCAAAAGCGGCTTGTGATAAGTTTATTAAACAAGGTTTGTTTAAAACTAAACAAGAATATGTAGATAATTACGACTGGGAATAAGGAGATAGATATGCCAACAGCAACAACAATAGAAGAAAAGAAAGAGAAAGCATTAGAAAAGCAAGTTCGTAACAATTCTGAACGTCCTACACAGGAACGTAAAAGAAACGTATTTAACGGAACACAAGGTAAGTTAACTGTAAATTATACCATTGATGGTTATCACCTTCACGGTTTTAATGACGAAAATGGTCGCATCCAAGATGCACTTGATGGCGGTTATGAATTTGTTTCACCAGAGGAAGTAGGCGGTGTTAAAGAGAATGTAGTATCTCGCAACACTGATCTTGGAGATAAGGTAAGATTCTTAGTAGGTAGACAAGCTGATGGAGGTCCTTTATATTGCTATATCATGAAGATTAAACAAGAATGGTATGAAGAAGACCAAGCTGCTCTACAAGCTAAAAACAATTTAATTGATGATGCTATCCGTAAAGGTAGAAATACTAAAGATGGTACTTCAGCAGAGGGCTTCTATGCACCTCGTGAAGGCATCAATTATAAAACTTAAATCAATAACCAAAGGAGTTTTTAAATGGCGAACATCAATCGTCCTAAGGGCCTAAGCCCAGTACAAAACACTGACGGTTCACCATACAGCCAAGGTGCTACGTTATTTGCAGTTGCAAGTGACGCTTCAAACACTTATGCTATCGGTGACATCGTTATGGCAGCAGCAGGTGGCGACGCTAATGGCGTTCCATATGTAACAAAATGGTCAGGTACAGTAGCAGGTGCTTCATTACCAGTAGGTGTTATCGTTGGTATCCGTGTTGCTGATCCTGGTTCTTCATTAGTTGGTAACTCACTCTCATTAGAGAAAACTTACCTTCCATTGAACGCAGGTACACATTACCTTTACGTTGTTACAGACCCAATGACA